AAAGAAGTTCTAAATAGTGCGCTCGGCAGAATCTACGCAGACTCGTGGGTTCTTGGCGAGGACATTACAGATTACGAATTGGCTCGCGCTCTCGGTCTGCGCAAAGCAGCACCAAGCCCAAAACAATTACGGCGTTCGCTTGGAATCAACTGGGCTACATGGCGTCCGGGAAATAGAGCAGCAGCAAGATTACTTGCCCCACCAAACGGGCTCAAACGCCTGTTAGACGCTCGCGGATTGAAACTTCAAGGAATTACCCGAACGACTCTAGACCGCATTGGCACAAGCCTTGCTGAAGGTCTAAAACAGGGTCTTTCTCGGCGCGCTATGGCAAAAGATTTAGAAGCAATACTCAATGACCCTGAACGAGCATTGATGATTGCTGGAACTGAAAGCAGTAACGCTGTTGTTCAGGCTAGTAAAGACCTCTACCGCGATAGCGGAGTAGAGATGGTTCAATGGCTAGTCGCAGACCCTTGCGAGGATTGCCAAGAAAATTATGACCAATCGCCAATACCTATTGGTGAAGAATGGCGCAACGGCGACCCACCAGTTCACCCGAACTGTATGTGCGATATTGCTCCTTATGTAGTAGATACGCAAGAATGGGCAGCAGTTTATGGCGAAGACGCAGAGTAAAGGAATGAACATGAAAGAAACAAGCATCTATGCTGGCATCGTCAAGATGGACGATAATGGCGATGGAACGCTCACCGTCTATGGTAAAGCAACAGACGATGCGCTAGATATTGACCAACAAATCTGTGACCCTGTTTGGCTAGATAAGGCTATGCCTGAATGGTTCATGACTGGTGGAAATATCCGTGAACAACACAGCAATATCGCGGCTGGTGTTGCAGAAGAATACGAAAAGAAATCAGACGGACACTACATCTCTGCGCTAGTAGTAGACCCTGTTTCTGTCAAGAAAGTAAAATCTCGCGTACTCAAAGGTTTCAGCATCGGAATCAAATCTCCGCGTGTTGTTAGAGACCAGAAGGCGGCAAATGGTCGCATTGTTGATGGTCAAATCGTAGAAGTTAGTTTGGTCGATAGACCTGCTAATCCAAATTGCCAACTTGTTTTGGCTAAATCAGTCAATGGTGATAAGTCACTAACGAAAGTAGAGGAACTGGTGGAAACTAACATAGAGAAAGAGATGGCAGCAGAAGCGATGCCTATGAGCGGTGAAGCCAAAAATGTTCCTTCCCGTGATGAAATGGTTGAGCGTTACGCTGCTGCTCGCAAAGCACTAGACGAAGTAACACGCATGTGCAAAGAATGCGGTTATGACGATATTGAAAAGCAATATGGCGAATCAGCAGAGGAAGAAACCGCTGAGGGTCCAATGATTGGCGCCGAAACTGCGCAACACGAATTAGAAGAAGCCAAGAAAGAAGTTGTTGTTGAAGACAACGAAATGGCTGACAAGTCTGTACACAAGTGCCTAGAGTGCGGCTGTAACATGCCTTCACAATCACATGGCAATCCAAATGTTTCTACTGCTGTCATGGTCACACCTGACCAAACACCAGTACCAACACCTGCTATTCAACCACCAACGCCAAAGAGCGTTGAAACAATCCTTCCACCTTCAACTATTGAAGAAGTAGGAACGATTATTGAAGAAGATTCTGACGAGGAAGACTCGGCAGAGAAATCCCTGCTCGCTGATGTCAATATTACTGACATCGTTGAGAAAGCCGTAAAGAGTGCTATCGCATCTGTTGAAGCACAAGTCGCTGAGTTGAAATCCGCAAAAGAGGCGGTAGAGAACAAGGCTGCTGGACTTGAATCAGAGTTAGCAACGGCAAAATCTCTCGCAATAGGTGGCGGTCCAAAACGGACAACCATAGCGACAGGTGCTAAAACAAACAACGAGTGGAAAGCCAAAGCAGATTTATATCTAGCAAAGGCTTCCGCAACAACCGATAACGATTTGGCTAAGGGATACCGCGAAATGGCAAAAGATTATCTTGCTAAAGCGGAAACCGAAGTCAAGGCGTAACTCTTTACAGAAAGATAACAATGGCTAAAACACAACTCAAAGCAGCGGACTTGTACAACGAGTCCAATCCAAAAGTTGCTGCTGAGCGCCATGAGGAATACACCTCAGAACTAAGCAAGGCACTTTCCGCGCCTCGCTCGTTCGATGGTGAAACTCTTGGTGGTTCAACTGATGCCGTATCACAGATTGAAGCACTTGTTGCTAACAAGTCGCTCTCTCCTGATGCTGTTGCTTCATTGAACAACGCTCTCGCAGCACAGCGTGGCGCAGTTGGTGATATCAATAAGGAAATCACTCTTACTCAGCCACTTACTTCATCGTTCGCAGCATTCGACCTCGAAGCACCTGCGAAACTTCTAACACCTCGCCCAACACCTCTCCGTAACAAACTCCCACGCAAGCGTGGAGTTGGTACCTCACATCGTGTCAAGAGAATTCTTGGATACACTGGTACCGGAACTGGCGGACAAGGAAACATTTGGCCAGGTATTACTGAAACAACTCAAAACAACTTTGCTCCGGGAGCATCTAACCCACTCTACTTAGAGCGCGGTCCACAGATTTCCTACACAGCAGACGACCTCGTGTTGCCTTACAACTCCTACTCACTATCTGACCAAGTTTCGTTCGATGCGAACTTCTCAGGTATGGGATATCAAGACCTTCGCCAACTTTCCTCAACATCTACGCTATACGCAACAATGTTGATGGAAGAGCGCATGCTCTTGTTCGCACGCGGAACTGCTAGCGCATACTCAGGTCTGCTCGCAGTACCTGCTGCTCCAACCGTAGTTGCTACTGCTGCTACTTCTCAACTTCCTGCTGTTACTGGTGTAACTGGCAAGGTATGGGTCAAGGTAGTTGCTTCTGCTGGCGCATTTGGCGGAACAACCGCTTCTGCTGCTGGTAGCGACACACCTGCTTCAACTGAATACATCAAGGTAACAATTGCTGCTGTAACAGGCGCAGTTGCTTATGATGTTTATGTTGGAACTGGCTCATCTGCTCCTGCTGATTCAGCAATGTTCTATGCTGGAACAACCGCAACCACTACTTTCAATGTAACTGGTGCGCTTCCAACAACAGGAACAACTGTTGCTACAATCAACGCAGCAGGTAACACCTCTGCTTACGCGACTGGATATGACGGAATTCTTCCAACAGTTCTCGGTCCAAACAGCGGTTACAACAACACAATCAACACCACATTCAGCACCGGAAATCCGGGAGTTGAATATCAAGAGGTCTTCTATAACCTCTACAACAATGTCAAGGCTGACCCAGATGAAATTCTCATCAACGGCTCTGACCGCAAGCAACTTTCTGATGCAATCAAGAACGGCTCAACTGCTAACTATCGTCTAAACCTCACACAAACTGATGTTGGAGATTATGTTGGTGGCGCAACCATCGGTGCTCTTTACAATGAAATCACTGGTAAGATGGTTCCTCTGACTGTTCACCCATGGCTAACACAAGGCGTAAGCCCTGTGCTTTCCTACACGCTTCCAATTCCTGACACAGAAGTTTCTGATGTATGGGCTGTTATCAATGTACAGGACTACATGGGCATTCAATGGCCTGTTGTTCAGTTCTCCTATGACTTCAGCACCTACTTCCGTGGAACATTCTTCTGCTACGCTCCTGCATGGAACGGCGCAGTTTCCGGAATTCAGCAAGCATAGTTACAACTGAATAATGAGTGAGGGTGCGTCAAATAGTGGGCGCACCCTTGTTCACTGCGAGCATGTGTATAAACATATTGGCGCTACATTGTGTCCACATTGTGGCTACAACACACATGAAACAGATTGGTCAATACAGCACGAATTACATCGGGAATGGATAGCCAGCGGAAAAGCCAAATTTGGTGGCTGGTGGTCTATTTAGGAGAGGCATTATGGGCAGATTCATTCCACCGCAAGGACTACGCGAAATAGGCATCAAAACTAAACGCGGCACTAAAGTAATCAAAGCAGGTAAAGATGGATTATTTCATGTGGATAATCCGAAATTGGAACGCAAATTGAAAGAAGAAGGCTTAGGCATCGCAAGCGCGAGTGGGTTTATTGAAGGTCAAGGCTACCCATGTACGCAATGTGGATTTGGTTCATGGTTCAAGAAATGTTCTCGTTGTGGGCATGAGAACGAACGAATAGAGAGAGATGGTTCAAGTGGCTAACGCAATCAACCCAACCACACAGCAATTCTCAACACCATATCTCACTACACAGGAATATCGCAACGCGCCTACTGCGATTGACATTGACAATCTTGTATTCAATAGCAGCGACCCTGATGTTCAAGACAGCGAATTAGCAAATGTTATTGCTCGCGCTTCATCATGGATTGACACTTATTGTAATCAAATTTTAGGCGCAACAACAGAAACAGAAACACAGCGTTCGCGTATCTCGCCTGACGGAACTATCAAATTTCACCCACGCTACAACCCTATTATCGCTCTTACAGATTTTTGGTATGGCAATCCTTCAACTAATTTGATTCAAGCACAAGACTGCTCAGTTGCATGGCTAGAAAATCAACAGATTATTTTTCCTTACGCAAACCTCAGCACAACTTTTACTTCACAAGGTCCTATTCAATTTGGTTTTCCTAGCACATCAGGTCAAGTCGTATATCTCAAATATACTTATGTCAATGGTTATCCAAACAGCCTCATCGCAACAGCAGTAGCAACACAATCAACGCTAACTGTTACAAACGGAACAGGCATTACGGCTGGCGACCAACTCAAGATTTATGACG